TCCTGTTCTCTCATTTCCTTATACCTCTTCTAACATCTTTTCTACTTTATCAAGTTGCTCTCTGTTCATAGTATTTCCAGTTTTATTCACTTCACTTTGCTCTCAAAATAGTAAATATCTTTAAATTTACATCCTTTTAAATCATTAATATTCAAATAATTATACTCACAATTATCAATATGATTTTCTTGAATATAATTCCATTCCGCTACAATTCGTGGTATTCCTTCATTGACTATCTGTTCATCTGACCAAAAATAATTACACCAATTTGTAAATCCCATCGTCAATCCATTTGTATCTGAACTAAGATTCCCGTGTAGGATTTCTTTACTTTTATAATTGGGACATTTTAATCTTCCATATCTATCTCCACCGTCTATAATAGGCAATTCACCACAAATTGAACATGAAACAACCTTTGGTTTTACCATTTCATTAATTTTATTTCTAAACATTTACTGCCCCCTAATTATTCATTCTCAGTACAACTTTTACCATTTTCAATTAATTTAACTCAATATGTTCCATTAAAATTTCAAAGTTCCATTTTACTTCGTTTATCTGATTGAATATCACCTATTTTCTATAATTAATTGTTCCTATTTTGCTGCCTTGTGTTAATACCACTTTATGTTCTTCCCATGATAATTCTCCTCTCAATTCTATATATGTATTATACCAAATAAGCAAACCATTTTCTATGGCAGAAATGATTTGCTTGAAATGCGGTTTTCATGCGTTCATACATTCTCTGTATTCTTCTTCTGTTAATAATCCATCTACGCACATATCTTCAAGACTTCTAAATATTGCATCTTTTCTCCAACTTGCATAACAAAATCCATCGAATTCTCCTATTAATGCATTATCATTTTTCTCGTTTTGATCACGTAATCTTTCCGCTAAATCAAAATTATGAAAGAAAAATGCACGATACATTGCTGCTTTTATTCTTAATTTTTCTATTTCATATTCCTGACAAACTAATTTGCGTTGCGTATTTACTAACTCAAAACCCAAATTCCCAATTCTGTTATGTTTTACTCTTTCATCAAAATATATATCATTCATATTATTTACCTCCGTTCAGTCTCCAATATTTTCTATATTATCCTTTTAAAAACACTTCTCCATCTGTATCAATAAACTTCTGAATAATTTCTTCTGCTCTTTCCCATGTTACAATTTCACTTTCATATTCCCAATCACAATATGGATGATTCTCAAAAGAACATTCTGCAACAAGTTCATCAAGTTGACCAAGTGGTAAATCATAAGAATCTTCCATTGCCTTTATACTGTTATAGTAACCACTTACAGCCATTTTAATATCGTCCAGCGACATCTCTTTTAAATCTTCTGTATTGACTACCACACAATATTCATTGTTTTCGTCCATCCAAATTGCCTGAACAAATAAGAATTCTCTATCTCCGAGATCTTTTCGACACTGCATACAATCATCATCAGTAATTACAAATCCATTTTTCATTTTCAACATCGTAATCAAACCTCCTCAAGAAATATGTTTATTTATTAAGCACACTCATTTTCCATTCCATGATTTCTATATCAATTTTATGGGCACAATCTTTACACAAATCAACTCCAAATATTGATAAATTTTTTCCTACTGAATGTAGTGCTTCTAAATGTCCACTTTGTAAATATTCTCTTTCTATTCCAAGAATATCTTTCTTTTTAATGACTGGAATTTCTTTTCCGCAACAATCACATACATAAATTTCTTTTCTGCTCATGATATATTCTAATTCCTTTCTTTCCTTCTCTGCTTTCCATGCTCTCTAATATGTTCAACGGTTTCTTCTAATGCACTGTTTTGTTTGCATCTTCTAGCCAACCTTTCCCACATATCTAAATTTTCCCAACGTGGTTTATTTTTCTTCGCCATGTTTTTACCTAACCTTTTTTATTCTGAAATGTGCTTTTTATTATATCTTTGTTATAATCCCAGATTTTCTATTTCTTCTTTTGAAAATCCAGATTCTACAAATAAATTCTTTAATAATTCATTGTTAAATTTTTCATTTTTATCACAATCAATTTTCTTTCTAAAATGTAAATACTGATTAACAGAAGTTGGCTTGATTTCACAGTATGAATAATAATCTTCATCTACAAAATCGCAATCATATTCATCTTCTGGTATTTTTCTTGCGTAATAAGAATGATTCTCCTCATTTAATTTATCTACAAATGACTTAATTCGTCTTTCTGTGTCACAAAAAATTCCAATAGTTACTCTCTTTGCTTCTTTTCCATAATACGAATCGGGACATATATCCCCATAAATATAATGATATACTTCATACATCATACCAAATACACCTCTTCTTTTGAATTTTCCGTTTCAACCTTCTAATTTATAATAACAACCGCATTCTTCCTTAATAGCTTCTTCTTCACTCATACAAACTTCCAATAATCTTTCTTTATACTCATTAGTTCCATATTTACCAGTCGCAAATACTGAATATATTTTCCCATCTACAACTTTCCAATATGGATTAGGAAGCTCAAATGTAAAACTTTTGCAAAATGTATTCTTATTTGTTTTTATATATTGACTTATTAACATAGTATTCTATCCCCTATCTCGAAATCATCATTTCATTAACTCATTATATAAGCATCATTATAAGCTGTTTCTAAAGTTGTATATCCATTTACATGGTTATAATCTTCCTTACAAACTCCATTTTTCATTCTTCCGTATAATCCAGAATAATCTTTAACAAGTGTTAATTCATCGAAATACGGATGTTCTATAACTTTCCATTTAACTGTTCTGTTTCCTTTGTTCACTGTAAATACTTTATTTAATTCTACTTTCATGTTTTGTTCCTCGCTTTCTATTTTTAAAATTGTCAAGAGTTCTATCTAATGCACATAACGCATCTTTTAATCTTTCTTTATCTTCCATTTCATAATCTGTCATTTCATCAATATGACAACCATCATTAATCCATTTCTCTTCTAAAAAATCCATACAACTTATTTACACTTCCTTCATAAAATTTTATTTCATTCACCATTCCGAATAATGTTTCTGTTTCCCATTCTTTAAGAATCTGATATTCCACTCTTTCTCTATTTCTTTTGCTTCTTTCCATGTATCGCATACATTGAACGTAACACAACGCTTAAAATAACTTACAAGATTATTACTTTTAGAAATCTTTTCCGCTATTGCACACATTCCAATATTCTTATCTTCTTTTGTATATACCGCAAATATATTTCCATCCATTGTAATTTCTCCTCATACTCTCTTATTCCACGCATCAATTAATCCATGTGGTGACTGATCGTACCCTCTATCAATTCCAGCCATACAGTTGCAACAATAGATTTCCCATCTTTTACCAGATGTATGTACATATTCTTCTAAAACAATATTCTCTGATTCTCCACAAAACGGACAAGGTTTTACTTTAATATCTTTATGTAATTTATTTGCTTTAATAACAGGCATTAATGTATTCGTCTTCATAATATTTTTCCTCACTTTATGTCAGTAAATCATCGTTTCAAGTCTTATTTCCACCCAATATCTCTTGGTGTAATTTTAATATAGCAATTAGCTGACTTTGATTTTCCAATATTTACACCAATAAGAATGTCTGTGCTTCTTAGTTCCATTTCTGTGCTAGAAATTTTACAAAATTTTGTAATATACCAAGGAAGTTTATTTTTAATCCATATCAATTTCCACCTTTCGTTTTTCTTCCTGTTCTTTCTCTTTTGCTTTTTCATGAAAGTAATTAACAACAAATTCAAATGATCCACGTTGTTTACTTCTTCTTGCAATACGTTCATACATATTTAAATCTTTCCATCTAGGTTTGTTTTTCTTCGGCATTTTTATCTCCTCTCCAAAACTTTGCAGCAACGATCCGCAAGTTCTTCCATTTGTTCTTTTGTGATATGTCTGAATTTCCAACACCAATCAATTCTATGCCCAATTCTCATGCCATAAAATCAAAATTCGATATGCCACTATCCTGTGCATAAGTTTGTACGGCTTCAATATACGTTCCATCAAATTTTCCATTCTCTGTATCGTAACTACTTTCTCCGTCTTCTATTTCACCTTCATAGTATAATAAAATCATTGTGATAAGATTTTCCATATCTGTTTTCGGTTCATATCCCTGTTCCCTGATCCACGCAGCCATATAATCGTAATCACACCACTTTTCTTTTGGATAAGTACTATAATCTTTTTCTTCCATCCAATTTCCCCATGTGTCTACCATTGTAAATCCTCCCTATCTAAAAAACATTCCCAACATATCAATCCTACAAGCTAATCTACCATTAGTAATTAATCCTTGCCGTTGTAATCGTTCCAAATCTTCGTAGTTAATATTCTCTAAGCAAGCATTTTCTTCTACTTCATATGCTTTCATATAAGCATTCAAACCTTTATTCATCATTAATTGTTTTCCTTTACACATCTTAAATTCTCTCTCCATACAACCACCATTTCTTAGTTGTGATAAGCTTTAAACCAAACAGAATCATTGGTAAACAAATTACCCAGGCTCTTAAATCTTTTCTTGCATAATATCCAATGTAAGACATTAAACAAACTACAGACAGTCCTATAAACTTCTGTGTAAAAGACACTAACAGTTCTTCCTTTGTGATTTTTCGTTCTTTCTTTCCGTCAATTACTTTGAATTCCTTCTTTTCTTTAGTTTCCGTTCTCTGAATCTTCCTTGCTATATTTTTCATGATATAATCCTCTCTTTTTTCTAAATTTAATAAGGACTATGTTTCCTTTGCGGATACATAGCCCGATGGGTTATATCATTTACCCATTAATGATGGCATAAATGATAATTCCTATAATTAAATAAAATAAACAAAAACCAACGATGTATCCCATTGCTTTCACCTGCTTTCTTTTATATGTGTATTCTCTTGTATGTAATAATAATTATTTTCTCCATGATGGAAATTCTCGATCTTTTAAAAAGTTCCATTCCATTAATTGAATAGGACTCACTGTTACATTTCCATTAGCGTTCTGTTTTAATTCTTCAATATGTTTCAATGCTTTTTCTTTGGCTGCTTTTTCCATTTCTGTCATATAGCATTCTGGATATGTTAGAAGATCAATGTGTTTATAATATCTTTCGCAATAATACAGATAACCTTCTTTCTCAATATCTTCTAACCAATGCTGCGATTCTTCTTTGATTTTGTTTTCTACAGTACCGTAGCGTTCCTTGTATGTCATTTCCTATTACTCCTTTATGCAAACATTCTTCTTTCTACTAATTTAACAGTGTGACATCTGGTTAAGTCGATTAAATGATGTTCTGTAATATCTTTCCCGTTGCTATATCCATCTGGTGTAATATATCCAGATATGGTTTTAAATTCCGTTTCTAGTTCACATCCTTTTGATAAGATATATTGTTTCCATTCTTTGTAACATCTCAACGCATCCTGTAAATCATTCTTGTTGTATGCTAAATTCTGCGTATAGTAAAATCTATCAGAATTCACTTCAAAAAATGCGATACAATGCTTTTGCACTCTATCCTGTTTTTCTTCTTTTCTTAACATACGTTTTAAAATATCTTCTGCTTCTTTTACTTTTCCAGATATGCACATACAAGCTAAAGTATTTCTTGTATTATCATCAAGATTAATTCTTTTCCCGTTATAAAAGAAATTCCACTGTTCAGGAGCAGTTTTCCATCCGTAATTATATGAAAATTTTTCATGTTTCCTTGCCATAGTTCTCACATCTCCAAAATTTTCCATCAAAAAAGGAAGCCTTATAATTTTGACTTCCTTTTGGTATTCTCTATTCTGTTACGTTTTCGAATAATTCATCACCAGAAAATTCTTGCATATCTTCAAGTACTGCCTGTGCAAATTCTTTTGAATACTCGTTCCATAATTTATCTTGCAATTCTTCTGTATTAAGATTTTCTAGTTCATAATCTTTTACAAATTTCTTGATTAATCGTTTCATCCTGTAGTCATAATTTTCTTCTATTGTATGTATACACATTCTTATTTTCTCCTGTTAAAATGTGCTTTCATCGTGTTATATAAACTACAACACCAGACGGAAGTTCTATATAATTTTCATTATCTCTTAAACTGTTTTCAAATAATTCAAAATCAAAATACGCTTCATTCATATCATTTACAAATCCAAGAGATCTGGCAGTCTCTTCTGCTGCATTTTCAAAATTACTATAAACTGCATTGATCGACATAATTTCATCAGCATATGTATTTGTAATTTCTATACAATCTTCGTTGCTTAATTCTCTATATTCATCTTGAAGTTCGTTGATATAGTCCTCTAGTGCTGCGTCAATCTTAGTTTTATATTTTGAATAAATATCTTTAAACATATTATTTTCCTCTTTTTCTGCTTTAAAATGTGAATTTCATTTACTATTTTTAAATCTTTCCATCAATTGATTTGCTTTATCTGATTTATAAAGCCCTAATAGATAAAAATTTCCATCCTTCTGATCTCTATATATAGCTATTAAATCTGTTTCTGTTGTTATATATCGTAATGAAAAAAATGTATTACCAGATAAATCTTTCACTTCTTTATCTATTTCAAAATCGCATGATTTTGCAAATTTTATGATATATGCTTTTGTCATCATTTATTCCTCCATATCCTAATATGCAAAATTTCATTTATAATACTTTCCAACCTATACCACATTTACAAACTTTTACGCCGTATTTATCACAAAACTTTTTAATATTACTATTTATAAATTCTGGTTTGTTTTTTAGATTTTCCAGCACGTTTACAAGTGTTCTTATATCATAAACAGATAAATCAATTCCTTTGATTTTTTTGCCGTTCAGTAGCTTATTAACATCATTATTAATTTTATCATGTTGTTTCTTTGTCATGGTTTTATTGCCTCCTGTTCTATGCTTTTGTAATCATTTCCATTGTTTCCTTAACAGTGAATAATCCTCTTTTATAACATTTTATAGCCTTATCAATCTGATCAATAGAACACGCTTTTAATCCATCATTAATAACATGATTCTTAATTTCCTCTTTTCGATAGTTAGCGTATTCTTTCATAAATCTAGGTACTTTTAACATGATTTAATCTCCCATCTATATTCTGTTTCTCTACAGTTCCATATTTTAGAAATTATATATGTAACACTCATTCCTTTATATGAATGCTTTTCTATCCATTCTTTTACATTCTTCTTTTTATCAAAAATAAGAATATTTCCTTCATCCATATAACCAAGTTTTGTAATTCCTTTAGATGCAACGATATTTCTTAAAGTTCCATCTTTCTCAATAATTACATAATATTCTTTATATGTTTTTCCTTCTGCTAATCTCATTATGTTTCCCCCATGAAATTGTACTGTGAACTACCCACGAGCTAAAGCTCGTTGGGATTCTTGTTTCATCATCCTCGTAACCTACTAACTCCACAAGCGTAAATTCCGACAGTTCCTGCCGTACTAAATATTATTTATGCTACTTCTAATAATCTCAATCCTTCATTAAGAATATTTTTCGCAGCGTTAATATCTCTATCATGAACAGTTCTGCATTCAGGGCATATCCATTCTCTTACTGATAAGTCTTTTATATCTTTATTAACATAACCACACACATTACAGGTCTGACTTGATGGAACATATCTACCAATTTTAATGTAGATTCTGTCATTCCATTCTGCTTTATATGTAAGTTGTCTTGTCAACTCATACCACCCACAATCTGAAATAGCTTTAGCAAGATTGTGATTCTTAACCATATTTGATACTGCTAAATCTTCACTAACTATCACTTGGTTTTCGCTGATAAGCTTATGAGAAATTTTATGTAAATTATCAATTCTGGTATTATGGATTTTCTCATGTACTTTTGCTACTTTAATTCTCTGTTTATTCCAATTTTTACTACCTTTTACTTTATGAGACAATTTTCTTTGCTCTTTTGCTAATTTATTTTCATATTTCTTAGTAGTATGAATATTATCAAACTTTTCTCCATCAGAAGTGATAAGTAAGTCCTTAATGCCTAAGTCAATACCAACTGAATTATTATTTTCTTTCATTGAAATATGTTCTGTTTCTACAAGAATCGAAACGAAATATTTTCCTGATGGAACTTGTGAAACTGTCGCAGATTTTATCTTCCCTGTAAATTCTCTATGAATCTTTACTTTAGTCCATTTAAGTTTCGGAAGTTTGATCTTGTTATTCTTAAATAATACTTCGATGTTGTTGTTAGTAAAGTTAGTAGAATATGACTTTTTATGATCTCGTTTACTTTTGAATTTCGGATATCCTGTATGTTCTTTAAAAAATTTCTGATATGCAGAGTCCATATTAATAACCGCATTATCCAAAGCAAATTTATCTATTTCTTTTAACCATTCATATTGCACTTTAAGAAATTT